GCTGATTTTGCCGAAGTCGTCACCGGCTTCGACCAGCCCGGAGGTAAACTCACCGAGCAGCTTCGTGCCATCGTCCGCGAGGTCTTGAAGCTGCGGTAGCAGGACTGTACCCATGACGCGCTTCGCTGCCTCGGAGCCCTGTTTGAGCCGCTGAACGGAATCATCGAAAGCTCCCAGCTTGGCGATGGTTTCTTCCGAAAGCACCGCGCCCATACGTTTGGCTTCATCAGTCAGCGCCGCGATGCCTTCTGAGCCTTGCGCGATAAGAGGGTTCAAGTCTTGGGCGCTTTTGCCGAACAGCTGCATGGCGAGGGCGTCGCGCTCAGTTTCATTCGATATGCCGCCAAGCGCATCGATTACCTCCCAATAGACATCTTCGCTGTCACGGAGATTACCGTTGGCATCGGTAACCGACACGCCGAGCTGCGCATAGGCATCCGCATATTTTGCGGAGCCGTCTGCAGCGCTTGCCATTGACTTGACGTTTTTCGCCATAGAGCCGGTAAGCGTATCCAGCGAAACATCCACAAGGTCGGCGGCGTAGCTGTAGGCCTGCAGGCTCTCCACGCTCATGCCTGTTACGGTGGACTGCGTGAGCATTTCGTCAGCGTAAGCTGCAGCCTCGACCGTCATATCCACGAGCGCCTTGCCAGCCGCGACAGCAGCCGTGCCGATGGCGGCAAGCGCTACGCCCATTGCCGTTCCGACGCCCTTCAGAACAGAGCCGAGCTTACTGAATTTGCCGCCGGATTTTTCTGCCTGATCGCCGGTCTGGTCGATCTCGTCGCCCAGCTTGTCCGTCTGCTTTGCGGTTTCCGCAGCCTTGTCGCCCATGCCGTCGATGGCTTTTTCGTTCTGCGAAAGCTCACGCTCCATGCCGTTGAGCTCTGCTTCGGCATTATTGAGCGCAACGACCCATTGCTGGGTGCGGCGGTCGTTTTCACCGAAGGAGTCGGAAGCATTTTCCAGAGCTTTGCGCAGCGTCTCGATTTTTTCCTTCTGCGCGTCGATTTGCTTGGTCAGCACCTCATTTTTAGAGGTGAGGGACTCTACGCTTTTTTCATTGGAATCGAACTGAGAGGTGGCGAGCTTCATCTCGCTGCCGAGTACCTTGAATTGCGAATTGATGTCGGCTAACGCCTTTTTGAACTCCTTTTCGCCCTCGACGCCAATTTTCAAGCCGAAATTATCTGCCATAGCTCACCACCTCCTTAAATCCCGCCGGGAATGATTTCGTCAATGTAATACTCGCGTTTTGGCTTCGCCAGCCCGTGGTATTGCTTGTAGCACTCCCACTGGTCGAGCAGATGACCGATAGGCATGAGCCATACCTCAGGCTCTGCCCGACCGAGGAGTGTAACGCCGTAAAAAATCAGTCGGGCAAACAGTTCTTCATCGCTTACCCGACCTGTGAGTTTTTTGCGTCCGGCTCACTTTCCACCTCACGCTTGGTGCCCTTATACATGGAATCCATAATGGCGTTTTTGTATTCAGCCAATTCAAAAGGCGAAGTCAGAAGCTCGACCGATTCCTCGGTGAGCAGTTCCTTCTTCGCATTCGGATTCTGCAGGTTATATACCAGCACGGACTGATTCGCCAGCAGCGTAATAAGCCACACGATTTCGTCCAGCGCCAGCTCGAAGTTTTCGGATTTCATCAGCTTATCGCCGAGATTGGACAGCCCGCCGTAGCGTTTGGCGATTTCTTTTGTCGCTTTGGTGGTGAGGAGCATCTCATACTCGTTGCCTCCGATTGTTATAAGTGCGCTTCTTTCGTCAGCCATTATGCGTTACCTCCCGTAAAAGTCGGCTCATACACCTGCGTGTACCAGCCTGTGATAACAGATGCCGGAACATCGGCGTCACCCTCGGTAGCCTCCGCTTTCCACGGGTGTTTGCCGTTCTGATCGAGCTTGTTGCGGCGCAGTACGGTGCCTTCGATGGTAGGCGTGGAAAAGGTAATGCTGTCGCCCTTTGTGGCGAGATTTGTCGCGGGGACACCGAACTTCACACGGTAGAGCCAGAAGTAGCGGTATTTTCCATTGGACTTCTTGGCACGGAAACCGATAGCAACAGGATCGCCGCCATCCTCGGAAGCCGCGATGACCACGCCGTTGTCGTCGATCTGAGCGCCGGTCAAATCCTCTGCGGTGGTTTTGCCGATGTCGTCGATACCAAGCGAGAGTGTGCCGGATTTGAACTCCTTCACGACCTCGGCTGGACCGTCGTCGGCATAAAGCGTCGCCTCGGCAAGCTCAATGGAAAGGTCTGCCTGCATCGCTTTGGCGAGAGAAACGGGAGCGGCATAGGTTTCATCGCCGTTTGCACCCTCCGTGATTTTTGAATAATAAAGTCTGTCAAGACCGATTGTTGCCATAGAAATCAATCCTCCAATTCATAGTCGTTCGCCACATCAATGGCGTAGTGGTGGTAGCCGGTATCGTCCTCGTGACCGAGATAGCGCCGGTCGGTTATCGTGATATCCGCATCCAAAAGGGCGCGGATAAGCGTGTTTTTCATGTGCAGATAGTTGCCCTTATCGTAAAGAGACACTCGCACCTCCTGCGTTTCATGATGTGGTCGGTTGTCCGCAAACAGCTCAAAGGTATCCGCCAGGGGTGTGAACACGCAGTAGCGGTCGGGCGCGGAGTCCTTGAACACGCCTGTTTCCAGCGGGATATGCAGTTCGCCTACGATTTCCGTCAAAAGCGTGAGCAGAAAGTCCTCGTCGGTCGGGTCTTTAGCATACTGTGCCGTGATGGTCATGTCCTCCAGTACCCGTTCCGTCGAGGCGCTCCAGCCTGTGAAGGTGTAGCCCTGTCGTACCGGGTCGGGAGGTGGGCTGACCGCGCCTCCGCTGTCGACCATTTCTTCCTTCAGCAGCGTTCCGTCCCAATCCTGATAACGGACTGAATATTGCAGAACGCCTTCCTCGGCGGTAATTTCGATTTCACCCAAGCCCACATAGGTATTGCTTTCCTTGTAGCTGTCCTCGCAGACCACGCAAAGGGCGTCCGTGATAACCGCCTCGGCAAAGTCAAAGGCGAGCGTTGAAAAGGACGCCGCCTCAAACGTGCCGCTGGCGATGATCTGCGTTCTGGCTTTATCCGAGTAGACCGACACGTTCTTTGTCACATAGCCATGACCGGAATACTTGTTGTACAGTGTCAGCCGGGATATTTTGAGCGTGACCGGCAACTCCCACAGCCACCACGCGGGATAGGCGTCCTTCGCCGCCTCCCATGAGGTGGTTTCACCCTCTTTTATGCCGTCCGAGGCTTTCCACGGATAAGCGCTCGACGCTGTGTTTTCGGAGCTTGCGGAAACTAAGCCGTAGCCGTTGTCAGCCGAAAGAACGGGCTGTGTCCACGGAATCCAGCGATAGGAACTCATACGCCGTTCACCTCGCTCTCCAGCTTTGCCTTCATCGCCTCGATGCAGGCGTTTTTGCTTGCGGATTTCGCAGGCTTCAGGAACGGCTTTGCCGGTTGACCGTGCTTGCCATATTCGAGCACGCCCGCAATCATGGCATTGGCTTTTCCGTCAGAGCGCGGTTCGGAGAATCCGACCTTGACATTGAAGTTGCCGTCCTTATCCTGACGAGCCGCCGAAACGCCCAGTGCGCCGACAAGCTCGCCGGTGGAACGGCTTTCTTCCTTTGTGCCGCTGCCGATGACGGACTGCAAATTGGACTTGACCTTCGCTTTCACTACCTCGCCGCCTGCTTGTAACACGCGGGGCAGGATTTCATCTGTCCGCTCCGCCAGCCGTGAAACCTTCATAAGAAAATCCTCCGGCAGCTTATACGTTGCTTTAGCCACTGGGCTTCACCTCCTTCGCCAACACCTCGATATACATACCGCGGCCTTTCACATCTTCCACGGAGGTGATCTCAAAGCGACCATCGCCGTTCACGATTACCATAGCGGTCGTGACAGTGACGCCGGGAATACAGCGAAAACGGAAAAGGTCGGTGGCTTCGGAGAATTGAGCGCGATTCGCCCATTTCTCGTTGCCGTGCCGACCTTCCCGATAGGCTCTCACGGACGCGAGATCGATGTCGGTTTCTGTCGAAAAGCCCTCTGCATCCCTGACTTTTTCTTTGCTGATAATATCGATAAAAGTGTTCATTTTTCCAAAGCTCATGCTTACACCTTCCAATCTCGGTCGAGCCGAAGGAGCAGATTGACCGTGTTCCACACCTGCTGACTGGCCTGCACATTATCCGAAAAGAAGCCGCCCGTGCTGCCGTCCCGCGATTCGTAGAAATGGGACGACAGCATAATGACGGCCTGTTCGGTGGTAGCTGGCATGGGGTCGGTGTCGTACTTGTTTTCTGCTAAGTGCTGATAGCTCTCGGCATAACGGGTGGCGGCGGTGATGTATAGCTGCAAGAGTTCATCGTCCGCGTCGTGTTCCAGAATGAGGTTTGCTTTGACTTTTTCAAGCAGGGTAGTCATACCGCCGCCTCCTTTCCTTAAGCGCCCATCTGCATGAGCTGAATGCCTTCCGGCAGAATGACCTTGCCGTCCACTCGCTCGGTGGCGAGGAAGCCGACCTGACCGTTTCCGGCGTAAAGCTCGTTCAGACGCTGCACGGTGCGACCCATGCGGTCGGCAATCCAGTAGTTGGAGAAATCACCAAATGCGATAGGCAGAGCACCCGCTGCCACAGCCGGAGCGTAGGGAGAGGTGTAAAGCGGGTAGCCAAGCAGACGATCGGGTTGACCCGCCTGTACGCTGGGCTGCCAGAGGTAAGCGCCGTTGTTATCCTTCAGCTTACGAAGCGCGGATACCGTGACATCGCGCATGAGGAACACAGCGTTTCTGCGATAAGGA